AGGGTCAATTGCGATTGGGTATCAATCCGGATATTCACAACAAGGAACAGGAACAATCGCGATTGGATACCAAGCAGGGTATTCGCTACAAGGTTCAAACTCAATCGCGATTGGGTATCAAGCCGGATACTCCGGACAAGGATCAGGATCTATTGCTATTGGATACCAAGCAGTCGCATCATTCGCAAACTCAATCGCTATTGGAAATAATGTATTTGCTTCACAATCAAATTCAATTGTAATTGGAAATTCAAGTAATCAAAACGTATATATTTCTGGAAACTGTTATGCGAGTGCTTTCTACGCAACATCCGATTATCGTATAAAAGAAAACGTTACAAGTATTCCATTAGATATCAACATAAATAATTTAAAACCTATTTTGTTTAAAAATAAAGTTACACGTAAAAATGACATAGGGTTTTTAGCACACGAAGTAAAACATTATTTCCCATATTTAGTTGATGGTGAAAAAGATGGCGAATCGCTCCAGTCTGTAAATTACACCGGATTAATTGGACTTATTGTAAAAGAAATACAGGATTTAAAACAAGAAAATAAGTTGTTAAAAACCAGGATTGAGTTACTTGAAAATATGTAAAATAGTTAAAATATGTAAAATAGTTAAAATATGTAAAATAGTTAAAATATGTAAAATAGTTAAAATATGTAAAATAAATTTAAAAAAATATATATATAAATGTCGTTTAAAAAATACGGAGGTATTAATTATTCCGCGAATAGTAATATAGTTCACAGTAATTATTGTAATGTAAATCATTTGAATGTTTCTCAAGATGTAGGACTAACGGGTTCATCCATTTTATTTTTAAGTGATATAAAAGGCATAAGTTTTGGAATAGGACCAACAGGTCCAACAGGCGCGGACGGTTCATCAACCGGAGGAGGCACAACAGGACCAACAGGACCTACAGGAAATACAGGACCAACAGGACCTACAGGAAATACAGGACCAACTGGACCAACTGGACCTACAGGAAATACAGGACCAACTGGACCAACTGGACCTACAGGACCAACAGGTCCAACAGGACCAACAGGACCAACTGGTGATAAAGGTGAAAACGGAACATCATCTGAAACTGGAGCAACAGGACCAACTGGTGTAATAGGCGTTACTGGGACAAACTATGGTGATTATATATATTGGGATTCGAATTCTACTCCAAGTGCGTGGGCTGTAGGAGATACAAACATAAATATTGGTGGTCACGCAGGTGAATTAAATAAAAACGCAACAGACAAAACGGTTTCGATTGGATATTACGCGGGAAATTTCGAACAAGGATATAATTCAGTTGCGGTTGGAAATTACGCCGGTTATACTGAACAAGGAGAGAATTCAGTTGCGATTGGGGCTCAAGCAGGATATTTAACACAAGGACAGTATTCAGTTGCGATTGGATATAATGCCGCATATTACACACAAGGACAGTATTCAGTTGCGATTGGGGGTCAAGCAGGATATTTAACACAAGGAGATAATTCAGTTGCGGTTGGGTATGAAGCAGGAAATACAACACAAGGAGCAAATTCAGTTGCGATTGGGTATCAATCAGGAAGTATGTCACAAGGAACCGGTGCTGTTGCGATTGGGTCTAGAGCAGGAAGTACAACACAAGGAACCGGTGCTGTTGCGATTGGTTATCAGGCGGGATTTACAACACAAGGAACCGGTGCTGTTGCGATTGGTTATCAGGCAGGATATTTCCAGCAAGGTGTGTATTCAGTTGCGATTGGGAATCTAGCAGGAGGTAACGAGAATACTAAGCAGCCTAATAATACAATATGTATTAATGCGCTTTCGAGCAGACCTTCATCTATTCCAACACAGGAAAGCGCATTATATATTACTCCAGTTAGAGGATATGCGGCAGCAACTCCAGCATTAGTATACAACGCAACAACGGGTGAAATTACATATAACAGTTCATCAATTAAATATAAGGAAAATGTAGTTGATTTTACGGGTAATTCATCAAATCTTTATAAACTACGAGTTAGAGAATATGATTGGAAAGATAGTGGAACGCATTTTACAGGTTTAATTGCGGAAGAAGCATTTGAAGCAGATCCTAAATTTACTTGGTCTAATAATGAAGATAAATCACCGGAAGGTATAGATTGGAATAATATTTTACTTTATGCTGTTGAAGAGATTAAAAACTTAAAAAAAGAAATTTTAATATTAAAAGGGTTGGAAGAATAAAAAACCTAAAATTCGTGTTTAATTATGTATGTTGGAACTTCTGGGGACACGGGTTAATTTAATATTCGGGTCCAATAATTTAAAAATATGAATAATAAAATTGATTTAAAACAATAATTGTATGAATGCTAGCAACAAATAAAATGACAACAATTCCAGGTTCAAACTCAACACTATATCCTATTTTGGAAAAAAAGAACAAGCATGAGCGAGACGTGAATATAGAATTTTACGAAGAAGGTCATATATATAAGATTTTAACGGATCCGGATAGTAAATATACGTCGGTAACCACCTATAACCATTACCATTTTCCGGAGTTTGATACGGATAAAGTGATAAAAAATATGATGAACGGCAAAAATTGGAAGGAAGGACATAAAAATTGGGGAATGACGGCAGAAGAAATAAAACAATCGTGGAATAAAAACGGTGCGGAAGCTTCTGGTGCTGGAACAATTATGCATTTTGATATCGAGTGTTTTATGAATCAAGAGTTGGTGGATGAAAACAACAACGATTTAAAGTATACCCATGCCGATTTGCTTGAGATGTATGAAGAGGATTTAAGAGATGGAAAACCTCAGATGAATACATCCGAAGAGTTTGGTTTCTTTTTAAAATTCGTAAAAGAAAATCCCGAATTAACGCCCTATAGAACGGAATGGTTAATTTATAATGAAGATTTAAAATTGTCGGGTTCAATAGATATGGTATATGAAAACCCGGACGGTTCGTTAAAAATATATGATTGGAAACGAAGTAAAGGAATCACGAAAACAAACGGGTTTGATAAATACGCATTAACCGAATGTATTAGTCATTTACCCGATGCGAATTTCTGGCATTATTCTCTCCAGTTAAACACATATAAAGCAATACTTGAGGAAAAATACGGGAAGAAGGTCACGGACTTGTATTTGGTGGTATTACACCCAAATAATACAACCTATGATTTAATACCTTGTGCGGATTTATCGACCGAAGTTTCCGAATTGTTCGAAGAACGGAGAAAAGAGATAAATAACCTATAAATAAAAAACCCTATAAATAAAAAACCCTATAAATAAAAAACCCTATAAATAAAAAACATGAAATAAAAAAAATGAAATAAAAAGACTTAAACAACAAAACCCAATTAATTTAATTATGCTTTACACTAGTGATTTTGAAACCCCCAATCCATTTTGGGTAGTTGCGTTTTTTTGTTATTTTTTTATATATATGACGGTTAACTTTCTGGATATAGATGTAAAAAGACTGATTGAGTGTATGGATTATTTAAATGAGTATGATTACGAAGATTATGAGGATTTAAAACCAGTAGTAGTTCCAGTAGTTCAAAAAAGGTATGAAGATAAATATTTGAAAGAATACCAAAGTCGATTGGAAACATGTGATAATAAATTAACCGAAACCCAAATAAATGCCCTGAAGAACAATTTTATTTTGGAAAAAACCCCAATTGGGTGTGTGATTATGTGTTTTAATTATAATAGCGATAATGTAGACACCAGTTCGTTTGTTTATTATAGCGACCATTCTATTCCGTATAATTATTTAGATACATTAGCCCGTAAATATGTGATTACGTTTAATTGTTTAAATTTGTATATTGATACATCCAAAGAAAAAGAAGAGGCATTAAATAAAAAAACGGAGACCAAACAAACAACGCAAATAAAAGAACCCATAAAAGAACCCGAAACTAAAAAAAGTGTGTTTGCGAATTTGAAAAGTTATAATAAAGACTCATTAAAGGTAAAAATCGAGTCGAATAATAATGAGATAAACGCCACAAATAAAGAAGTAAAAATAAACAGGTATACTTCAGGAGGAAAAATCTCAAATTTTAATTTTATAAAAAAGGTAGATAAACATTTGGTAAATAAAAATTATTCGTTATCCTTTGCCGATTTTAAAAAAATGAAAAATAAAAATATATAAATAAAGTATATGGACCAAAGTAGAATTACCTCAATAGTTTGTTATATTCCGCGATTAATAACAAGCAAAATAAATGAACTATTACCTGAACTAACAAACATAATAGGGAACATCGATTTAAACGATACCCAAATCGAATCCAAAATCACTCTGTTATTGGTAAAATTCTCGAATGATTTTGGTCGTGATATAGGTAAATTCATTAGGTCAATATTAAACGATTTCCCACCATTTGATATTGTTTTAAATATTCAAAAACTTACTAAAATAATGATAACCTTAAACAACTATAAAGAATTATTTAAAAACCTTAACGATCCACAATTTATAAATAAATTAACTAATTTAAATACCGTCGAAACTCCACAAAACACACAAAACCCACAAAATCCCGGAATTATTAAAAACGTAACTGATGTATTAAAAACGAATACGTTTGCGTTTGCCCATTTAATTATGAATAGTTTTATCCAAGCACTTTTAAATACGATTGGAAACATTAAAAAACCTGTGTTCCCTGAAGATAGTGCTTTTTCAAATATGTTGATATGTAAAGAGGTGCTCACAAGTGCCGAAACCGAAAATACCATTAATATGATAAATAATATAGGTCAAGATAAAGTTGAACTTATAAAAAAAATAATAGATAAATCATTGTCAACCATTATTACTGAATTTTCAGACGCATTATATAACGCAATAGTTGACAATGATAAAATAAAAAAGGGTGGTTCCATTTTACGAAAAAGAAAGGGTAATAAACCGCGAACTAAACAATTTAAAAAAAAATCGAAATCCCGAAAAATTAAGAAACGCTCCAAACAACGAACCGCCAAACAACGAACCGCCAAACAACGAACTATCAAACAACGAACTGTTCGTAAATAAGTAACCACATAAATATGTAAATTATAAGGGTTGATATGTTTTTAACCAACTGATA